AATACATTGTAATAATCAAAGTTTTATGTCGTGGTTTAGTAAAACTAATAATAGAAAATAGCATATTTCAAAATGAATTTTTGACGATTTTTTGACGGCAAATAAAAAAGAGGGTAGCAATTACGCTACCCTCAATTTATTTAATCTAATTCAGTTAATCGGAATAGTACACCGTTCCTAAAAATCATTTCACATCGATGGTTGTTTTCATCAACTAATGTTGCCTCGAATAACCCCTCTTGCGGAACTTGAACATCTTCTGCAAAATTGTAAGTCTTTCCGTTAAATTCAAATGTCTTTGCCATATTTTTCACCTCACTGTAATATTGCGCCGCCAATATCGATATTGTAAGCGTCAATTATCTTTTTTCGTAGTTTTCTAAATTCTTTACCATGACCTTTAAAATGGCACTCAACAGTAGCATGTGCCAGTTCATGATAGATTGTATTTAATTCGATGTCTTTATCATGATTATCCTTACTTAACTCAATCAAGCAGGAATCATCATGATACCAATATGTTATGCCTAATAGCTTTTTACTTCTTCCGATATATTTATGTATTAACAAATCAGGTTTAAAAGAATAACCCAATGCCTCGATATTGGCTATTGCTTTTAGAAATATATCAGCATACGGCATCATATCATCGTCGAGATATAGTGTACTGATTTTACCACCCCCATTAACTATCATCTAATAGTTGACTGTTGCAAACCGTGCAACTCGGAGATAATTGGATCACCATTCCTTTACTGTATATAGAACACTGCCACCTTCAAAATGTTGTCCGTCAAAGTGCGCTAATACTTCAACTTTGCCTGCTTGATAGCCAATAGTCTCATAGGCTTTACTATCTAATACCGTCACACCAGCTTTAATCTTATGTGCTTTGTTTAGGTTAATTTTATAAACGTCTACCTTTTGCTGGTCTGTATTAGCAACAACAGCAGTCCTATCTGACTTTTCTGTTGCTGCTTTAGGTAATGCCGGGTCCTCATGTTTGATAGCCTGTTGTGTTTGTTTGGCCGCCTGTTCTACCGTAGGGGCCTGTACATAATATGTGGTTACCGGTTGAGCAGTTTCCATCTTGGAAACAACTTGTTGTGCTTCATCTTTAGTAATATGAATTGCATTAGCCAGTTTTACAGGATCTTTTATTTGCTCCTGTTTTAATAACACAGGCTTTTTAACCTGATGTGAATTATATATAGATACCCCTACAATAGCTAAAATAATTAAAATTAGCCCCCCTATGAGGATTTTATGTCGTTTTAGGTAAAACAATACCTTAAAAGTCCAAAGGCTCATCATAGACCCCTTTCTTGCATTTCTTGCGAGAACATTTCTAATGCTTGTGCTTTTTCTGCATCGAACCGTTCAACAAGATTTTCACGCAACCAACTAGGATTACCTTCATAGTTCCATGGATGTAGCTTTCGTTGTTCATAAACCCCATTAATTAAATCCCAGTCAAACTTAATGTCATTCACATAAGATAAGTTCCAATCAGGCTCCCAACCCGGAACATATTGCATTGCTTCTTTAAAAAGATTAACAACTTCACCGGGGCCATACTGAACAGCTGCGGAAAATACAACATCACGTAATGCTCGACTATGGATATTAATATCAAATAATTGATTGGCTAATTCACTACATGCCACATCATAATAAGCATATTTGATGTAGTCATGCTGCATTGCCATAAATCCATTAGGGTCTATGGTTCCCAATTCTTGCCATTTGTTAATGAATTCATCGGAATTGATAGGTCCTGCACTTTGAAGAGCCTTTGCATAATCCTTGTAGAATCCATCTTCTTGACGCAACCCCCAACCAAGGAACGCATCCACACTTCCGCAATTGCTTGCTAACTGATAAGCACCATACGAAATACCCCCAAGGTCCCCCTCACCTGTAGATACAATAGCCGGGTCTCCATTGCTTTCATACGCAGCACTTAATTTTCCTAGTTCCATTTGTTTTGCTCCTTCCTATTTGATTCACGTCCTCCTAAATAGCCAACGAGTCCAGAGGAAATGCTCATGGCCAATTCGTTATAACCATAAAGGACGGCCATTATATTGACCGCCCCTAGGATGAGGATTGTTAACACCTCACGAATACTAATTTTTTCAATCATTTAATCGCCTCTTTTACAGATTTAATGAATGCTATTACCTGTTTAACTAATCCGATCGCACGTTTGAACCACCTCGATTCCACCAACTCTAGTTCAATCATATTTTCAATACAGGATGCCAGTTCAATCACAATCGGAATGAGGTACATTCCTGTGCTTAAAAACGTATCTAGTCGGCCTAAGAAAATAAATTCCACATCTGGCAAGGTTAACAGAATGAACGATAATACAAATAACCAAGGATATGATTTAACCAGTTTCTTTGTCATATCGGCTCTCAGTTTATTGCTGACTAGAAATCTATGTTTCTTACCGTTGATTTCAACGTAGCCCCATCCACGCCAAAGTATGGCCAATATTGTATTGGTAACCGTACAGGGTCTATTTGTTGCGATATTAAAATTGCGCACCTCAACTAAGATGCGCAATATCGTATCAACAAATACCAATATCAAAGTACAAAATATAGCTAATGATATTTGTACAAGTTCATGTTCATTTAATCCCACCATAATAGGTGGTGGCGGAGCGAAAATTTCAATCATATGTTCCCTGTCCTTTCAATTACTAAACGCTTAATCCCCTTATCAATGAATTCTTTCCTATAAGTTTGATTATCAATATTAAACCTAATGAAACCATCATTATTATTGTTCCTATATGTTATAATTGTGATTTCAATATCTTTAGATGTAGGAATCGTTAATTCATAAGCTTTTTCTGTCATTGCAGTAATTGTTACTCTATATTTACCTTTTGGTAAGTACACATACCATCGGTTAAACTTTTCTACATGCCATGCTTCCCACTTCCATGTATTGAATCCTATAGGGTCATATTGCACATACCCTCTATCTCCATTTGACTTAACAACATTTAATGGCGTTACATTCACTGAAACCCTTGCATAAAAATCTTGGTCATTAAAACGGACACGGATGTAATTACCACCCGTGTCCTTAGAATTATCTGTTAAATTGTATGTTTGTATTTGCCCATTAGGTGTCTTGGTTTTGATAACTGCCATTATTCCACCCACAATTCTGCACCGTTTGCAAATAATAAATGTCCATTTAATTTGAATGTAGCAACTCGGCGCCATTCTAACGGAAATTCAGATGAATTATTATCAAACCGTATATACATGTCGTTTGAATTTGCGAAATATAGTTGACACCCTAATACACGATTATCATTAGAATTACTCCAAGGAATAGAAATACATGTGCCCCAACATTTTCTCCCACCAATCATAACCTCGTTAGCCTCACCAACTTTTAGTCCAGTAAATTTTGATGGAGATTTTACAAAATCGTCAGGGTTGTATTTAGGTCCACTAATAATATCTACAACTAAATTACCATTTATGGTATCCCCGCTTTTCTTTACATACGTTTTTTCGGCATCTTCTTTTAACATTAGTCCGCCAGTATTGGTACCGGATACATCGTCCTCAGTTAATACTTTAAAAGTTTTGTTTTTGTTCTTGTCGTAGTAGCCTAACGATGTGCCGAGAAATACGGTACGGTTATCACTCATGCCAAATTCCATGCTATTACCAGTAGACATCTTGACAGCATGATGAGCGCTTCCTTTAGTATCTGTCACTTGCACAGATGTATTATTTGGCATGATGATTGGGCCTTTCATCTTGCCACCACTAAGCCCTAGATAATCAAGGTTTTTCAATCGTTGCATATTGATGGAATTTTCAAAATCGTAATTGGGGTCGCCTACATATATATCTACTTGGTGACGTTTATTAGGCTTTTGAGTAAGCACAGCAAAATAGAACTTACCATTATAGTAAGCAATATCTTCGATTTCAGTTTCACGATTGATTTCAATAATCTGTTTGACTGTTCCAAACGGAGTACATTCAACAAGGCTCCCTAGCGTTGCGGACATGATAGCACCATTTAACATGAATGCTCCGTTATTGTTCATGTCCGGATAGATATAATCTACTTGATAAGTTTTGAGCTTTTTGAAGTCATCATTGTATAGATTGATTGTCCGAACTCGTTGATTGCCTGCAATAGGGACAATGGAAACATAAGTCCTTGTAATTGGATCATAATCAATGTTGAATACTTTTTCTTGAAATATGACAGTGTTTTCGATTGCCATAGTATCTGCGTTAATAACTGTCAAATTGTTGCCGTTTTTTAGTCCATTTGTTAGGTATATCTTATTGGTAAAGCGATTGTACGTCATAGTATTACAATGCCCTAGACGCTCAGAATCCGTAAATTTATAGGTACCTACTTTTTCAAAGGTGTCAGGATTGAGCTCGTAAAGAATTTGATTAGTACCTTCACCATTGATACAGGCAAGAACGAATACATTTTTTTTGGAATTGTAAGTAAACCCTTGGCACTGATTTACTTCCGCATCATACGTAATGTTTTTCACAAATGCTATATTGGATGCACCTTTTAACATTGGCGTTTCTGTTGGATAATATGGCTTGATATTGGTATATACACCCATATCCATTACAGAACCTACAGTATTAAAGGTTAAATGCTCAGTTAGTTTGTATTGTCCATTTGGGACTAATAAAATCTTATTGGCCAAATTATCATTAGCACGTTTAAATGCTGCCGTATCATCAGTTACACCATCGCCTACAGCGCCGAAGTCTTTAACCGATACGATACCGTTCAAAGAATTCTTAGATACAAATGTCGCTGCTGCCTCTGTTTTAGTTACAATACCTTTACCACCGGGAACGGCTATTTCCTCAGCTTTTGATGCTGCTATTTCAGCACGCTTGGCAGCATCTTCCGCCTTTTTAGCATTACCTGTACTTGCGATTTGTTTATTATCGATGTCTGATTTAATCGTGTCTGCTTTAGATACTAAATCATTAATATTTTTCTTATCGGTTTCTGTTTGTGCCGCATAGGCTTTTGTATTATCTGCAAGTACTTGGGTTTTCTCAAATGTATCAGCACTTTGGATAAGAGCTGTATTTGCAGTCGCTAATTTATCATCCACCGTTTGAGATAATGCATTGATATTGTCGTTAATGGCTGTTAGCTTTGTTGCATTATCTTGTACTTCGCTTGCTTTACTCTCTGCAGTTAATGCGGCTGCAATTGCTTTTTTTGCCGCCTCTACAGAATTATCGACGATATCACGTGTAACTTGATTTGGGTCTTCGTCAGCGCCTACATTAATTTGTAAAGTGCGATCTAATTGTTCTTTCATTTCCTGAAGAATTAGAATGACTTTATCACCCATACCTTCAATATGGTTATAAGGCCATTTATTGGCTAATTCTGTAGTTTGTGAAATTGGAGTTCGTCTGATTAAAACAACCTTATAAGTTGCCGGCAATGGCTCACCAATACTTGGATACGTTAAAGTTTTATTTTGTGCATCGTATAAGATATCCCCTGTTTGCTCTGTTTGCCGTCCGTCTCCATCAACTAGAATAAGGTTAATGTCTTTAATATTATTAAAGTCATATGGCCAAATAAAAGTCTTGTTAACCCCATCACATTGATATTGAACAACTGGATTGTTGACTTGTGGAATCACAATATCCCGCCTTTCTTTGTTGCATATAAAGAGGACTACCTAAAACTAGGTAGTCCTTACTTTTATTGTTTCTTCTTTTCTTTTTTAGACTTAAGTCGTTTATTAAACATTACAGAAAATAGCAAGTCTTCAAGTTCTGCATCAATATCTGTTAATCCGTATTTGGCTAATGTAAATATAGCATCGCTAGCCGTATCACTAAATCCGATAATACGATTAGTGACTTGTCCAACGGCTCTTCCTACATCAGTAAAATCACGCTTATTACTATTAATGCTTGTATAAACATCTTCTAACTTATCTATAATGCTGTATGCCAACGGGCCATTACCTCTTGTAAACCCACGTTCACCCATGATAAATCTCATTGCGTTACTGATTGCATCACGAACAAGAGGAATACCCATTGTAGATTGAGATACAAATTCAGATACAAAAGATTTGGCCATTTTCTCAGGATCGTCATCATCACCATTAGTAATGGCTTTTAAAACCATATTAATAACTGCTTGCATCATTAAATCCCAAAGTAAAACACTAATAAATTGTTGCCAATCGCCTCTATCTTTTAATGCATAAAAGGCATCTAATTGCATGTTCCACAGTGTATTTGCATAGGTGTAAAACGCTGTTACAAAATTAGCAAAGGAGCCTTTACGACGTTGAATAGCTGCTTGGTCTTTCACATCGCCTGTACCAAATACATCTATAATAGCTTTATCTGCTTTTTCAATAGCCCTTTGGTCAGCCCACTCAACAGAAACGCCTTCTGTTTCTATTAATTTACTTAATTCAACATCATAAATTTCTTTCCATAGTGGTATAGATAACATTAAATCTGTTTCGGCAATAATACTATAGCCAAAATTGTTTATAGTATCTTTAATGTCAATAGCTTGTTCTAATTTATATCCACCTACTTGAACACCTTTGACTGATAATCCCTTACCACCAATTGATAAACCTTTACGCATATCTTTATCTAGCGTTTGAACTCGCTCACGCATCATAAATGATTTGCCAAATACAAATTCTCTTGTTTCTATATTTTTCCTTGTACCCTTTCCATATATTCCTAAGCCTGCATTTCTGATAGCTCGGAATACAATTGAGGCGCCCTGTTGTTGAATTGCAACAGGGAGATTGGCAATATTTTGGATGGATACATTTAAGTTCCCGGCCATAACGGCAGCACCTGCATTACGTTTTAATATCGAAATCCAGTTATCTAATTCACTTAGTCGAGATACTTCGGATGCCCATTGATCACGAACCCACTGTTTCATGTATTGATATGTATCACTACCGAACTTATTTGTTATGTAATCAGCCAATTCTTTATTAGATAATAATCGATTGACATCAATTACAGGTTGACGCATTGTTATATGATTAACAGCCTCAGTAAGTGCTTTAGGAATAACGTCAAAATCTAACAATAATTGCTTACCTTGTACAACATTCATTCTTGATTTTGTTGCGCTCATACCAAATCCAAATACGGCATTGCTGCTCATCATTTGCATTGCAACATCTTCTACTTGTTGATTACTTGATTTACTACTTGTTTTAGGGTCATACACAATTGGATAATACTGACCATCAATAGTCCTACCACCAATAGAGAATGTAATACCTTCTTCCTTTTTTAATGGATTCCCATATAACTCTTCTTGAACTTTGCTACGTTCCTTATAGAATGAATTAATATGATCCCATGTCTTAATGATAAATTCCCAGTCTTTATCATTTAATACTTCTTGAAATAAGCGTTCCATTTCTACTTCATTACAATTAGCAGTAGCCATAGCTCGTTGTCGATTGTTTTGTGTCCCCCAATTGAGTGCTAGTACAATTACTTTTTCCTTAGTTAATCCATATAAATCACCAACCTGATATCCTCTAATATTTCGAATATCATTTAATTCGCGTTTAGAATATATTGCAATATCTTTTGCCATACGGAGAGTAGCCGATTCAATCCGTTCATTAAATTGTTGCTTTGCTCGATTAATTGTATCGTAGATATAAGTTTCAGCTGGGCCACCTTTGCCGCCATCCAAACGTCTAAGGATTGTCTTCATTTGAGTTAATTCCAACATCCCATTAGCAAATTTACTAAGTGTAGCATCTAAAAAGCTTTTATTGTTCTCTTTATTAATTGTACTTTCAGTAATTTTGCCAAATATATTACTTGCAGTGGTTAGTATATCTAACGCTGCATCAGTAGATGAAACCATATCGCCTTTATTATTTTTTAAACTAACCCCATCATAATCACGCTTACCACTTTTATAAATTCCCGTCATTAATTCTTCTAAGGAATTTAATTGTGATACAGTTAGATTTTTGAATGCTAACGGTACTTCACTATTAAATGTTTGAATAATCCAATTATCAAATCTAAATGATGTTTCTACATTTAGCAAATCCGCATCAGGATCTAATGCATTAATAACGGCATTCATATTAAAGCCGTCTACTGGTTCTAGTCCATCATATTTAGTTAACCCCATTTGATATGCCATGTGTGCGTAGAAGTAACGCATATTAGGTTCAATAGTAATAGGATTTTTAGGGCGTGTCATCCTATTTAGATTATCAAGTAACTTAGTTCGTAACTTCTTAATGCGGAGTGCATTGTCAAACGCAACACGAGCTCTCGCTTGATTTAAAAGTTGTAACTGTTTTGCTTGTAGTGCCTCTTCCAGTTTATTGACTGCCAATGCCCTATCAGCACGCTTACCTTCACGAATAGCTTGGTTTTGATACTTCTTATACTGGCTAGCTTGAGATAAGGTCAAATCGCCCAATTCCTGTTTAGCACGGTTCATATAGTCACTGATTACACCTATTCCACTATCACGAATAGCACGTACATTATTGATACGTTCTTGCAACTGTGCTTTTAATTTTTCGATACGGTCTTGAGCAGAATCAAGTTCTTTTACTGCAATACCTAATTCTTTAGCGACCTTTTCATTGTCACCAATAAAACGTTTTACAATTGGCTCTAAATCAGATTCAATTGTTTCTGAATTAGGGTCGAGTCGATTCAACCTATCGAGTAGTTCCCAATTATTCGCAAGGTCCCGATTGGTTTGTGATTTGATAATCCTAGCTTCCTCTTCGGTTAATTTCATTTGACCATCAGAAAACAGTATCCATTCTTCAGCAATTTCTATATTAGATTTACCAATATGATTATTTTCAATGAATGCCTGCTCTGCGGATTCCATAGCTTGATTAACCGCTTCATCAAATGTAAAACCAGTCTGTTCACGCTCAGCAGATTCTAGCTCTTTAAGCGTACCGTATCGGGTATTAGTTAATGCATCCTTACCATATGCATTATAACGTTGATGGTCTTTGTAGATTGGGTACTGTTCCATTAAACGCTTTTCAATATCGGCTTGAATAGTATCTTTTTCATCGTTCCATTCTTTGATTGGGCGACTTTCTAATTCCTTCATATACCGCTTCATGACACGTTCTTTCGCCATTTCCCCGACGTCGGCAATATAGCCTTGAACCTTTGCTTGTTCAGCTTCATCGAGCTGTTTAAATAACTTGCTAGATTCAAATTGTTCAAGTGCCTGTTCTTTTGTATAAGCATCTATATCTTCTTGGGCAGCGATCATACGTGCCATAATGTCTTGAATTTCCTTTGGTGGTAATCCGCCTAGTCGTGTCACCGCACGATAGATACGGGTTAACCACTTCGAGAACATTCGGAATACACGTTGCAATCCTTTAGTCGGTGCCTTACCTTCACGTAAATATGCTTCCCATCCACGAGCAAATTTTTCATGTGCTTTTGTATTGTCAGCACCTTTTATATCATCCCATTCAGACCACTCTTTCAACTTGTTCCAATCCGTTACAAGTTGCTCTGGAGCGTTTTCCATTTCTGCTAGGTTCTTAATATCATCAAAGAACACGTGTCCCATTTCATGTAAGAATGTTGACCGGTCAGCCGTTTTGAAGATTTGAATAAGGCGGTCAGTAGGACTATTAATTGTCGTCATACCGTTGATAGATTGATTGTATTTTTCAATTACTTTGATTGCCTTATCATCAAATACTACATAGCATCGTCCATCTTGCGCACCAATATAAGTAATACCTTTGACACCATACTCATTAAGATGTACTGACGCTTGCTTTGCACTACCTAGCGCTTTTGATAATGCCAGATAAAAATCTCTACCATTTATACCACCATCATTTAATAGTGCAGAAAAATCTTTTTTATACTTACCCCAATAGCTCTCCCTATATTTTTCTTTAGTAGTACCAAGTTCTACCAAAGCATTAAACCACATGGTATCCAGTTGATTTTTTATATCTTTTATAGTATTTGGGTTTTCTTTTAATGCATTTAAATCGATATTGTATTTTTCGGACAATCTATTTAGGTTTCTTTGTGTAATCGTGTTAAGATCTTCTTTAAGAAATTCATCAAGGTATTTATCTTTGAGTAAACGGTATTCATCATCTAGTTGATTAAACTTACTATCTAACTCATCAATTTCTTTTTTAGCATAATGGTTAAACAAAGGACTATTTGTATATTCATTGATAAATACTTCTTTTTCTTGTTCTGGCAAAGCATTAATTGCTGCATTTAGATTTTGTTTTGTTTCTTTACTTAAAATATTTAATGACTGTTGTTCATCAATCATCGTTTTAGTATCTGGCACATCAACTTTAAATAATGTGCCTTTATCAACGTCATGAATTAAAGATAATTCACGTCTATACAAATCAGATACTTTCTTATCTTTAGCAAAATACAATCCCCAGCCATGTACTTGATTGCCCTCACCGCTACCGATAGCGCCTAAATCAAATTCATCAAAATCATATGGTGATCCGTGCCATGCGGCTTGATAGTATTGATAATTATATTGTTTGCGTAGCTTGTCTAAATCGTTTTCGTTTGGTATACTATTGTTAATAATAAACTGTTTAGTAACCGGTTGGGCCATTTGTTGCCTGCTACCCGTTACTAGACGGTTTATTTTTTTTGTATTCGCATATAACAAGTTGCCATTTGCGATTTGTTGATTATACCAATTGATATTACGTCTTGGAGTAATGGTTTTAATTTTATTTATATTTGTCCCATTAGCAGTTTTAGTAAATGTAACGACAACTTGGATATTCTCACCACTTGCATTTATATTTGGGTTGCCGTTTTTAGCATACATATCTAATACAAGGATTGCTTCATCAGGAACTGCTTTTTGTGAACGACCATTATAATTCTTAAATACAGCAACTGGATTTGCTATTTTTTTAGGTAATAATTTAATGTCATCAATTGATATTTGATTAGCATGTTTCCCAGTGATTACTTTATGAATTATGCTCGGATCAATCATGACAGCGCCATCGAATCCTAACATTTGTAATACGAGTGGAGAATCCATTATTTGAACAGTTCGATTAATTTGTTTTCCGCTCAATTGATCATCAACAACTTGTCCCCAATTCTTTATAGCCGTTTCTATTTTTTGCTGCATTTGTAATGGTTGTGCATACCCATTATTATATGCGCCACCGTTCATTTGAACACGAACAGTATTGAAATAATCCATGGCCGTATAGTTACCACGTCCTGCACGTCGTATAATATCTGCCATAACATCAGCATGTTGTGCCATAAGCAATGCATTGGCTTCCGCCGTATCACGTTGTTTACGATCAACGGTTTCATCACTCATTATCGACTTTAAAGACTGATACACCTCATATCCGGATTTGGATAATTGCATACGTAATGCGATGTCATTATCTGCGAGTTCAAATAGCTTATCTCGCATAGATTCTAGCGATTCAATCTGTTTAAGTGCATGCTCCATATCAGCATAATGGGCACCTGCTTGATTGAGCGCTTCCGGATTATCCGCTAGTGTACTTTGGGTGCGAGCAAGACTAGATTGATACGCCATTCGTCTACGCTCTGAATTAGAACGTGGTGGCTTGTTTTCGCCTAACCATGTAGGATTTACACCGCTAGTACGTGCGGTTTCTAAATCAGTATCCATAGCATCGAAATCGCTTGTATATTGCTCCCGATATTGCTCGGTTAATTCCTTATACACATTATTAAATGTTTGTTTAATATGTGTTGGATCCGCAAGAACCATATCAAGCATTTCCTTATCTATATCGGATATTTCGTCAAAGTAGGAACGAATAATATCATTCTTTACACGCTCTGCACGTTTTTCAGTATCATCTTTAACAAGATCTTTCATGGCGTGTACTTCTTCTTTTGCACGTTCAAGGGTTTTCATGGAAAGACCACCACGTGTAAAGTAAGAAGATTCTTCCAATGCCTTAACTGTTTCTTCAGATAAGCCTCCACTTAATTGTGCATAAGAGCCAATAGGTATTTCAATAGGAGCATCAGCCGTAATCGCCTTAGATACATCCTCTTGTGTTACCAATCCTGCATCTACCATATTTCGGATGGCCGCTTGACCTTCTTCGGTTTCAGCCATTTCATTGACATTAACGTAAGCGGTAGACACCACTATGTTATCACCCTGAGCTTGTACGATTTTTCCGTATAACTCAGGGTTTTCTTTTGCCAAATTGTTAGCCGCAGCATCGTTTTTAAGGTTCTGCATGATAACATGACCGTTACGGTTTTGCTCTTCCATCACAGCCATATGTTGTTCTTCAGGTGATAACTTTTGGAAATCTCTAAAAGCCTTCATGGTACGAACACCACTAATGCCGCCACCAATTGCACCAAATCCAACAACAGCAGGTAGAGCTTGCCACATAGCCTCACCAGCACCTACAAACATATCACCTGCAGAATATGGACCCTCTTGATCATTCGATTTACGCCATAGGTTATGCTGTAATTTTTCGTTGACGTCTTGTAGGCCTTCCTCAAATAGTTCCGGAGCGCCAGCCTTAATAGAACTCTTGGCCACCTGTGCAGCAGTAACACCAATACCACGATTGAATGTTTCAGCAGCATTGCTAGTCCCTCTTGAAACTGCATTAACAAGTGCGGACTTAGGAGCAATTTTAGTTGCTGCTTTACCGATTGCACGAGTCGCCACAAATTCAATCCCTGCATCAATTGCAGCAAATGACATGGCATACTCTTTCGCTTCTTCATTGGAATATACTCGATTTCCCTTTTGGTCACGTTTACCAATCAATTCAAGATATTTGTTGCCGAATGACATCTTATACATCTCGTATGCCATATCAGCAGAACCTAACCATTTAGCGCCAGTCATTGCAGTAGGTATAGCAGCAGAGCCACCACTAACTATACCGCCACCAATACCGCCAATTATACCGCCTACAATAGCACCTGTACCGCCTTGCTTGCCCATCATATAGATTTGACTAGAAGTTGAACCCAATATCTCTTCTAATGGACTTCCACCATCTGGGCGCCTATAATTTTGCAAGTTATTTTGTAATCGATTAACTTCAGCCGTTAATTCGCTAATCTTTTGTGGGTCAGATTCATAAGCTAAGGCGAAGCCAACATCGCCTAATTTCATTTGGTCATTCATTGCCCAGATACTTTGTTGTATGGAATCGAATATACCTTTTGTATTTTTGATTGATTCGATATTATTTAATGCTTGAATGCCTTCAGCTTGTGAGCCATATTTGACTTTGTAGAGTTCTGGAAACTCATCATAAATATCTTGTAAAACTTGGCCACGTTCTGCACGCCTAGACAAATAGTCAGCACGTTCAAAGGCTTTATCATCGCCAAACATGACTGTATCTGCACCAATATTTAACGTCTTGGCAATTCGTAAGGCTTCATTAGCACGTAATTGATCATTGTTATATAAGAATAATCGGTCTGTGTTACTAACGAAACTAGCAGGTAAAGCATTAGGCAATGATTGTCCTAATTGACCTATCGCTTGAAATGTATTTCCCTGTTGCCCAAATGGAGATACCGTTGTTGTACCATCATCATTGGTAACGCTTATAGGTGTATTGGCGATTGTAGATAATGCATCTGCTGTGCTTTTTGCAATATCAGATACAGTATCTATTCCTTTACCGATAGCTTGTCCAACTGGCGTTAATCCACCTACAGGGTCAGATTGAACACCAGCATTAGCAGTAAATGAACGAGGGCCTTGTCCGTACCCTCTTATTAACGCTTGAAATTCATCACGTTCTTGTTGATTAATATCAGCCATTTGTATATCTCCGTTGTAATGCATTGTATTCTGATTCGTAAATATCTTGAGTGGAGCCATCACGATATGTTACTCGGATATAATGATTTCCTACAGGTTCAGCATGGACAATACCGATAGCTTGGTTACTTGCACCACTTATTGTAGAGGAATAATCATCTCCATCACCAAAGTATGGTTTACTTGTACTACGCAATGTACTTGTAGCTACTGCAGCATCGAAGATTTCATCTTTTTCCGCATCTGTAGGTGGTCTATGATGTTTAACTTTGAATTCCTCAATACGTCCCGCCATTTCTTGTTTAACACCATACTTAAAGCTACCTGCCAATGTCTTATCTTTTGGCATAACATCAGCTAATTTATATTCGTACGGAGTTAAATCAATATTGCTAGCTTTCTTGTTATTATCATCGATTTCAAGTAACGATGCATCAAGTTCATCATCCATGATTTTATTTGGCAACACTCGTTCTGCATATGCTCGTGTCTGTTCATAAGTGTGAGACTTTGCATACTGCTTAATCCCCCATTTTTCTTGCGCTGTCATCTTTAAACCTTTTTCGTAAATTCTATCGAGCTTAGGTCTTTCACTCGCCATTTTCCCACTCCAGTATTCTTGTTCTTCAGGAGTGGTGGCACCAGCCAATTGAACCTGTGCATATTGGAACGCACCGCTTACATCGCCATTGGCTATTTTTTGATTTAAGATTGTTTGACCTGCTTGTAAACGATCATTAATAGCAATCTTCCGAGTTTGCTCTTGTAACGTATAGTAATTCTTGTATGCTGTCTTAGCGTCATCTTCAGCTTTCTTAATTTGGTCTTCTGAATATTTGGGACTACCACCACTAGCCATAGGAGCATTTCTCATACCTGCTGAATAATTAGCTTCCGAATCAGTATAATAAGAATTCGCTTTTAGAATATGCGCCCATGTATCTACATCATTAACATCTTTTAAACCGTCATAATGCCTTAAAAAACTTTGTACATAATCATCTGCAAATTCCTCATCTGTTTTATACACCTTATAATAATTAGTACCATCATCTCGCTGACGGTTTTCCTCACCATTTGGTTCTACTTGTGTTAATCCAGCATAGTTTTTATTTTCTGTTTGTAACTTTCCGAAATTCGCACTACCGCCGGTTTCATGATAAAGTTGGCGATACACCATTTCCGCATTATATCCATATTTTTTAGATATATACTGTGCAATTCCCCATAAATGAATGTCAGCACCAGCACCGCTTTTTAATGCCTCTTCATTTTGGGTTTCCATCTTTGCTCTAACATACATAGCAGCACTATTCATACCAGAGTTCAAATCATGACCGTACATTTTATACAACTTAGCGTAGGTGTTATCGTCATTAACTAATTTGTTGATATTCATTTGATTAGACATCTTTTTATATGGAGTCAAAACACTTTCGCTAACTACACCACTTAATGACGATATTAGATTTTCTGTTCTGGTGGAATCGTTTTCTGCAACAGCCCTATCTAGTAAATACTTACCTGTCTCATCTGTATTAGCACGGATTTTTTCATTGATCTGTTCATCATCCAGTCCCAATTCCTTGCCAGTAGACCTATACAAATCACCCATCAATGTAATTGTTTTCATTTGGTCAGCCATGTTGTCAGACCGAATAGCAGAATCACGAAGGTTAGTAATTTGATTTTGTGTAGCTGTACTTAACGCCGTTTCATATTGACCTCTTGAATATTTGGATATGTTATTGTAATCAGTCGTTTTAGACGTTTCAACAGCTTTCGTAAAGGCATTAATAGCATCATTGGTTCTAAATTTATATTTACCCATGATTTCACGTTGTATTTTATCTACACCGGCATTATAGTCAGGCAATATAGATTGAGCATTCATCCCTTTTCGATTCATCAGTCCATCTTTATCATCATTCAGTAACTGGTTAGTACTATTATTGAACTCATTGATAGCATTGGTTACATCGATGTAATCTTTTCGCTTATCGATTTCTTCCCATGTATTTGTTGCATCTTGCAAGGCTTTAGTCATGGCATTCAGACCGCTCACGTTTCCGCCATACGCCATTTCATTTCCGGAAGCTTGGGTCCCACCTTGAATCGTATTCAGCTTTTGTGTCGGATCATAATTAGCAAATTTCATATCCTACCTCATTCTATAATCACGCTTAACAGTTACGACTGGGCCTTTATCTGTATAACCAGTAGGGTCCCCGCCATACGTAGTCGTCATTTTAGGCTTGGCATATTGTTGTTTTAATCCATACATAGATGATGCGGCACCAAGAATACTACCTACCATTGCCAAATTGCCTTGACGTCGTGCATTTTTAGCGGAAGCACGTGCGGCGCTTGCCTCATTCTGATAGTTCATGCCATTAAGGTACTCATTGTAAATAGCATTATTCTTATTCTGTTCCCAGTTATATACATCTTTATTGTATTCATCATAACTGGATGCCATTAACTGTAATGGGGACCCTGCCATTTGCAATCCACCTGCTCCTGCTTCAGCTGCATTCGTTCCGGCTACAAGGCGCATGCGATTATCCATTTTGTCACGCTCTTGTAATTGTTGCATGGCAATTTGCTCTTGCTTGCGATCCGATATTCGCTTATTAGCTTCCGCCGCTTGCGCCTGTGCGTTATACATAGCAGATTGTGCTTTAGCTTGTTGATTTTGAGCAACCAATCCCATACCAGTACTGACTGCGGTTAAGATTGCCGCTGCGGGTAAGCACATATGAAGTCCTCCTTCTTGAGAGTAAATAATTCTAAATCACCAACTTTTACAGTTGGATGAATCACGGCCCCAATCGATTCGAGCCATCGTTTTGTTTTAATGTTAGTAGTATGAACATAATTAAACAGCCATTCACGAGTTTCTAACCATTCAGCGATAACTTGATTGCTTAACTTGATAAAACGCATCTGCCAGCGCATATCGTTTTCTAATACTTTGTTACCAAGAAAATATATCCCATACATTCCGTTAACCGGTTCTTTTGCAATCCCATATACACAAATAGCCACATCGTCTTCAACAACGACATGGCTATCATAATCAGATTTGCAAATCTCGGAACAGAAATCTTTAAAAGGATATAAACGATTTACTTCTTGGACTTCTATAGCATCTATCGCCCTTAGGTTGACTTCTAGGTCATGAATTAGTTTATCTCGCCGTGTAGGCTCAATTTCATCAATTTTATAGTCCCGGAACATCCTTTAATCCTCCCCCAATTTCAACTATGCGAGTTATTGATAATAAATTAAATGGGAATGGATCACTATGCCTTATACATATCGATGTATCTGTTGAATAATTTGTTCCCATTTTAGGTAAAATTACAGGCTTGTCGCCAGTAAATAGTTCATTTGGTGGTAATGTAATATCATCCATTTTGTTAAATGTACGGCCAACTTTACCACCAAAGGATTTATAAACTCGCAATACTACTCTTGATACGGTAGCTATACGACCTTGCAATGTTCCATCTTGCATTTGCATTTCTACCGATGGAACACGAATTTTAGAGGTAAACGGTAATCCGATTTTAATATTGCTACCACTGACGTTTAATTGTAATAAGCCATCATCTGGTACAACCACATCCGGTTGTTGCTTACCATCAATTACAACTTGCACAGTTTGACCACTCAAATGAGGAATGTTAATGCTATCAATTGCATTACTTGACTTAAATTCAATATAGCAATCAAGGAATACATTCACATCATCAGAATACAGTGGCACCATACGCTCGATACATTTAACTTTTTTCCCTTGCAATGTGCGTTCAACAAGAGTATACAAGCTGTCTTGTTCACCCTCAGACACGGATTCACAGTATAGATATTTACCATTGGTCACAAAATGTGACCAGCCGTATACTTTCTGCTCTGGGATATAGGTCAAGCAATTAATCTCCCCATCATTTCTGATATAATAAATAATGCTGTCCGGGTCCTGAGCGTATGCACTGGTTATAGTTAAATACCCTCTAACACGAGTCTTAACAAATAACGTGAGGTCTTGCCCTGTATAGTTATCAGACTCGTAACTATAACCCATATCACGAACAGTGCCACCACGTTCTTGAACGAATACACAGCGATTACCTATGAACTGTGATTCACATGATAAGGCTCCTCGTTGCGTCTGTGTTTTTAAATTACAGTTAGTAGGCGTAATTGTCTTATCACCGCTAACAATCCATTCATTACCACTCGTAAGAATGATTAGATCATTAGCCGGTACAAGATGACGAATCTCGTACATTTTGCGATTAATCACAGGCAAGGTAATTGAGCTATCATCTGTGATAGTCCCCTCTACCTTTTCAACGCCAAAGTTTGGATAATCACCAGTACGACTCATCCAAATATAATTGGGATTTTTATTTGTTGCGGCCACTACAAAACGGTCTTGATAAAACGTGCATAACTTAGGATATCCATTGCTGCGCCCCCAACTCCCCATTTTCCATTTTGAAGTAGCTTCATTTTCAACAATACCATTCAAGATATTAATCTTCATGGTTTTAGAGTCTACAAATTCTTTAAATTCGACAATGCCCCATGTGGTATATGGAAGAATTGAAAGGTCAACATTACATTCACCGCTTTTAATATCTGATTGAATACGCAATTTTGCATTTGGTTCAATCTTTCCGGCATCTGTTACATTATAGTCATTATTAGAGGAGTACGTACGGTAATCTTTCCAAGTCGTCCCATTATTTGTGGTAATTTGAAGTTTAACGGTACCAGTCCATGTTCCGTGTGTTGTGAACTTCCAAGCTAAGTCTTGGTCTGTGGAGTAGGATTCTACATTGTAATTAATGTTGTTGTACTCATTCCATTTATTAAAGCCGCCCATAAATGAACGTTTTTCTTTCTTTTCAACTACTGTCCCAGTATTTTTAGTGTGAACGGCTGCAACAAAATAGCCTAGTTGCATGACCATTCCAACCATATCAGCATTGAATAGATCCTTACTAGAACGTATCGTATCACCAGTTACCGTAACAGTAGAATTAACGTCTGTATTAATTGTGTCATACGGCTGTTCCGTTAACTTGTAGGCTTCAAGTCGCCAGTCCGTGTCACTATACCGAGATAGTGTTTGAATTGGATATTTTCCACTGCAAATGAACATAACGTCACCAGATTGGCTACAGTTCAAATCAAACAATATATCGCTAGTGAAAGGAGTCGTAACTTCGATACCGGTATAAACTCCGTAGTTCCACACCCGAATATATTTGTCGCCAAACTCGAGCATGAATGAATTGTTAGTATTTGTAGTAAATTCAAATAATCGTGTTGGTTTATCACTATATTTAACTTGCCCTACATATTGGCTCCCTTGCCGTTTAGCAACGGCTCCATATGGACGAATAACTACATTCTCAGCCTCTAATAAAGCACTTTTATATTGCTCTAAATCAAAGCGGCTCGATACATCCGGTGATACCTCACCAGTTGTAAATGCTAATTGTGAGATATAGATAGGATTACTCATTACCAATCCCTCGCTTTCACATAGCTAGATATATAAACTGTATCTTGCTTACGTTCTTTAGCATTCATTCCTTTAGCTTCTTGAACTGCAGCTTGATACAACTTGTACGCTTGGTCAAACAATCCTCTGTCACCAGTGAGTGGCATAGCTAATGCACTAGCCAGTTTACACTGCAACATATACAAGGATATTGAATCCCAAACATCCAAATCTGTTACATCATATATATAATCAATGAATGCCAGTGGCACATCGCTCACTATGCATTTTTTGTTATTTCCAATATTAAATATGTTGTATTCCGGTTGCGATTCCGCATGGAAGTGATCGCCTTGTGGAATAACACCTAATATCCGAATGCATTGTTCCGGATACGCATATACATAATTCCACCCATTAATTTTATGAGCGGACAATACCAATCTTTCATTTTTGCGAGCAAAATTCCATTCGAACTGCCGTAATACCAACTGTCTAGTTGGGTCATATTGCATACGACATTGGCGTCCTTGCTCTGTTTCTTCTTCTAGTGAATATAGCAACCCTGCATTAATTAATGCGAGTGCTTGATTGCAAATATCAGTAGGTGTCATAGTTCCCCCTATATGGTAATAGAGGGATGCATAAGCACCCCTCATATTGTCACTTATTCTTCCGTAGTATCGGTTTTCTTTTTGCTTGTTTTCTTAGGCTTTTCGTTGCCAGTATTTTCATCTGGTGGATTTTC